CACTTGACAAACGTAATTTAAAGGATTATAATATACAGAACAGAAAGATAAAAATATGACAATAAATTTTGAACAAGACCGAGTAGAATCAGTTACACAAATTGATGCTGCAAAAACTTTATCAGATAAAGTTTTAAAGTTAAAAGATTTAGAAGATGAAATTTTAAATGCAGAAGAAAGTATAAAAAAATTAAAAGAACAAGCAAAAATACTTTCTCAAATAGAAATTCCTGCAATGATGCAGGAAATGCATATTACAAAATTAAAGCTGAAAGATGGTGAATCAGTAGAAGTAAAACCTTATTACAGTGCTTCATTGGCACAAGGTATAAGTGAATCTGATTCAGATTATGCTCAAAGAAAAGAGCAGGCTTTTAAATGGCTTCGTAACAATGGCTTAGGTGATATCATTAAAAACGATATCACTGTTACCTTTGGTCAGGGCGAAGATAACAAGGCGGCGCAATACGCTGTCCTTGCACGAGGTCAGGGATTTGAACCAGTCCAGAAGGAAAATGTTCATTCTCAGACACTCAAGGCTTTGGTCAGAGAGCGTGTCGAATCTGGACAGGACATGCCCTCTGATCTATTTAAAACGTTTGCAGGTAACCAGACAAAAATAACAAGGAGAAACTAGAAAATGGAAACGCGAAACGAGAAACAAGTAGCAACAAAAAAAGCTGCACCATTGCCTTCATCAATATTGTTTGAAAGCGATGCACATGCAGGTTTTGAGAACGTAAAGAACACTAGTGTTGCTTTACCAATCTTAAAACTATTACAGAATGGATCAGCAGAAGGACAAAAGCGAAATCAAGCTTATGTAGAAGGTGCTGAACCAGGAATGTTACTAAATACAGTAACAAAAAAAGTTTATGATGGTGCAAAAGGAATACAAGTTATTCCATGTCATTATAAATTAGAATATCAAGAATGGTCAGATTTTGGAACTGGATCAGGAAGACCTGAACAGATTTATCCTGATACTTCTGATATATTGACTAAGACTACAAAAGATCAAATGGGTAAGGATAGATTACCAAATGGTAATTACATTCTTACGGTTGGTCAACATTTTGTTCTTATATTAGATGATAATGGTTCAACTGAAACTGCACTTATATCTATGAGTTCATCTCAAGGTAAAATTAGCAGAAAGTGGAATGCAATGATGATGTCTATTACTATGGATGGAAAAAATGGTCCATACACACCACCAGCATTCAGTCATATTTACAAAATAAATACCGTGTTAAATTCTGGAAAAGGAAATCAATGGTATGGATACAACATAGTTAAGGTTGGTCCTGTAAATGACTCCGCTATCTATGAAAGAGCAAAACAGTTCTATCAAAGTTTAGCAAATAATAAATAACTGTTAACTGGGGTGATAGAAATGTCACCCCAAACATGAGAGTGGAAGATGTTAGAAAGATTTAAGGAGGTATTTGCTGGCCTTCAAACAGCATATGGACAAACCAAAGTCACGGATGAATTATCTGAAAATGGTAAACACGAAGCTAAATCTTTTACAAAAAAAGAACCTGTAACTGATTTACTTTGGCAAAAACATTTAAATGGTGATGAACCTGCATTAGGAATAGTTCCAATAAGAGAGGATAATAAATGTAAATGGGGATGTATTGATATTGATACTTATCCATTTGACCATAAAGCTTTTATAAAAAAAATTAGAGATAAAGATATACCAATGATTTTATTTAGATCAAAATCTGGAGGAGCACATGTATTTTTATTTGCAAAAGAATTTGTAGCAGCAAGTTTAATGAGAGAAAGAATAAAAAAAATTGCAGGTGTACTTGGATATGCAAAAGCAGAAATATTTCCAAAACAAGATTACATTAGAGCTGATAGAGGAGACACAGGAAGTTTTTTAAATGTTCCTTATCATGGAAGTGATAAATCAGTTAGATATGCTTTTGATGATAATGGTGAACCATTAAAACTAGAAGATTTTTTTAAATTGTATGACAAATATTCTTTAACAGAAAAAGAATTATTTAATTTAAAGATAATTGAAGCAAATGATTCTGACGATTTATTAAAAGGTGCACCACCTTGCTTACAAACAATTTTAAAAGATGGAATGCCAGAAGGTGGAAGAAATGATATGATGTATAATATTGGTGTTTATCTAAAGAAAAGATTCCCAAATGAATGGCAAACAAAGATGTATGTTTATAATGAACAATACATGAAACCTCCTCTTCAACATGTAGAAATAACTAGATCAATAGAATCTGTAGGTAAAAAAGATTATCGTTATAAATGTAAATTAGAACCTATTGTTAGTTTTTGCAATTCTAAGATATGTTCTAAAAGAGAATTTGGTGTTGGAGATGATGTTCCGCCACCAGAAATAACAGGCATAAGTAAATATCCATCAGATCCACCATTATATTTTGTTAATATAGATGGAGATAGTGTTGAAGTAGATGACATTACATTGCACGATCCTGAAAAATTTTCAGTAGCATGTATGAATCAAATTGATAAACCAATGCTTCCTGTTGGTAAAATTGTTTGGAGAAAGATGTTAATTAAATTATTTGAAAAAGTTACAGATTTAGATGCTCCTGAATCTTCTAAAATAGATGTGCAAATAAAAGATTTATTAGGTGATTTTATTAATAAAGCACCTGGAAAAAAATTAGATGATTTAAAAAGAGGTTTACCATTTACTGAAGATTCAATTACTCATTTTAGATTTCAAGATTTCTGGAAATATTTACAAAGATCTAAATCTTGGACTTTGCAAAAACAAAGAACATTAAAGTTATTAGATGATTTATTTAGTGCAAAAGAACATACAATTAAAGTAGATAAAAAATCTCTTAGAGCAATGAGAATGGAAACTATTAAAGTAGATAAACCAAATGTAAGAAAAACTAAAATGAAGGATCCTGCATTCAAATGAAAAGAATTATAATTCCAGGACCTCCAGGAACTGGTAAAACATATCACCTAACAAATCATTACTTAAGAAAAGAACTTGAGGAATATAAAACTTCTCCTAAAAAAATTGCATACATTACGTTTAGTAATGCTGCAGCGGAGGAGGCTAAAAAAAGAATAGGTAATCTATTTCCTAAGTTTGATATTAAAAAAGATTTTTCATATGTATCTACAATGCATACATTAGGAACGAGACAATTAAATATAGATACAAACATACAATTATTAAAAGGTGAAAAATGGAATGCATTTAAAAACTTTTCGCAAATATGCAAAGATATGTCTTTTGAATCTTTTATAAATGAATCAGGAATGTCTCAATATAAAAATGATCACATGAAAATTATTGAATATTCCAGAGCTAAAAAAATATCTATAGCAGATGCCGCAGTAGAATTAGATAAACATCATACAGTTGATATATGGCTAACAGAACAGATTGATGAAGATTTAAGAAACTATAAAGAACAAACAGAGATGATTGAATTCTCTGATATGATTAAACAGTTTATTGAGAAAGATAAGTGCCCTCCACTCAGCGCTGTCTTTCTTGATGAAGCACAGGATCTGAATCCTCTGCAATGGGATATGTTTTTTTACATTGAATCAAAATGTGAAAGATCTTACATTGCAGGGGACGACGATCAAACAATCTATACGTTTCAAGGTGCTTCAGAAGATATATTTATAAATTTAAAAGGTGATGTTGATGCAAGAGTTGAATCAAGAAGGGTTCCAAAAGAAGTTCATAAAGTAGCATTAAGTATTTTAGACAATATAGATAATAGAATGATTAAAGCATGGCTTCCAAGAGATGCAGAAGGAAAAGTTTATTGGGATCAGTCTATTGAAAATTTAAATTTTAATTCTGGAAATTGGATGATTATAGCTAGAACAAATAAAATGCTGTATCCAATACGTGATTATTTAACTTCTTTAAACCTAAGATTTGATAGTAAAATCAATGACTTATTGCCAAATTCACTATTAGAAGCATATAGAATTTGGATACGATTAAATCAAGGGGCAACAGTTGGATCAGATGAAGCTAAAAAAATTTATAACTATTTAACTGTCAAAGATAATTTAGTTAAACATGGTTATGCAAGTGGTAAGTCTTTAGATGCAGTAGATTATGTAGATATAGATGATTTAATGATGGATCACGGGTTGCTAGTGACGGGAAGCTGGGAACAATTAAGAATAGAGGATGAAAGTAAGTCTTATATAAAATCATTATTAAATAATGGAGATGATTTATTAAATAAAGCAAGAATTAAAGTATCCACAATACATGGAGTGAAAGGTGAAGAATGCGACAATGTTGTATTATTTACTGATCTTGAAAAAATAATATACGATTCAGCATTAAAGAATCCTGATCCTGAACACAGATTGTTTTTTGTGGGTGTAACCAGAACAAAGGAGAACTTATATATTATGCAGCCAACAGAAGAATATAGTTACAGCATTGGAGATCCAATACTATGAGCAACAAAGTATTTTTTAAACAAATAGGTGGTAAACATTATAAAAAATATAAAATACAACCTTCTAGATTTATAAACGAAAATAAGATACTGTTCGCAGAAGGTAATGCAATTAAATATATTTGCAGGCATCAAGACAAAGGAAAGAAAGAAGACTTGCTAAAAGCAATTCATTACATACAAATGATTATAGAAAGAGACTATAAGGATGAGAGGTAAAAGAATGTTAGTATTTGATTTAGGATTGTTTACAGTCTTATGTATATATTGTTTTTTAATTATGGTATTAATATAAATGTTTGAAGCTCAGAAAGAATGGATTTGTCCAGAAAATTTTCCTGATTTAAAAGGATATAAATATATTGCAATCGATTTGGAAACTAAAGATCCAGATCTTAAATCAAGAGGATCAGGTGCAATTATTGGTAATGGTAACATTGTTGGTATTGCAGTTGCTGTTGATGGATGGTCAGCATATTATCCAATTGCTCATGAAGGTGGTGGCAATATAGAGAAATTAAAAGTTTTAGATTGGTTTAAAAAAGTTTGCGCAACTGATGCTGTAAAAATATTTCACAATGCAATGTATGATATATGCTGGATACGAGCAGCGGGGATCCAAATTAATGGACTTATTATAGATACAATGGTCATGACATCCTTAATTGATGAAAATAGATTAGCTTACACATTAAACAGTGTTTCATTTAAATATCTTAATGATGTTAAAGATGAAAAAGCTTTAAATGAAGCTGCACAATCTTGGGGAATAGATCCTAAATCTGAAATGTATAAACTTCCTGCAATGTATGTAGGTAATTATGCAGAAAAAGATGCACAGTTAACTTTGGAATTATTTAAAGTTTTATCAAGAGAAATACAAAAACAAAATTTACAAAATATATTTGATTTAGAAACACAATTGTTTCCATGTTTATTGGATATGAAATTTAAAGGAGTCCGAGTTGATATAGAAAAAGCAAGAATCCTGAAACAACAGTTAACAAAACAAGAGCAAGACTTATTATTAAAAGTAAAACAAGAAACAGGGATAGAACCGCAGATTTGGGCTGCAAGGTCCATTGCAACAGTTTTTGAAAAACTTCGCTTACATTATGAAAAAACTGAGAAATCAGATGCACCTTCCTTTACAAAAAATTTTTTACAAGAACACAAACACCCTATAGTTCAAATGATTGCTAAAGCAAGAGAAATAAATAAAGCTCATACAACTTTTATAGATACAATTTTAAAGTTTACACATAAAGGAAGAATACATGCTGACATCAATCCAATTAGATCAGATCAAGGTGGAACTGTTACCGGTAGATTTTCTTATGCTAATCCTAATCTCCAGCAAATCCCAGCGAGGAACAAGGAACTAGGACCTATGATTCGATCATTATTTTTACCAGAAGAAAGACATAAATGGGGATGTTTTGACTATTCACAACAAGAACCAAGACTTGTTGTTCATTATGCAGCAACGACTGAACCAATTTGTTTTGATGAATCTGTTACAAAAATTGTAGATGAATTTAAAAACAATTCTGTAGACTTTCATAAAATAGTTGCAGATATGGCAGGTATATCAAGAGATCAAGCTAAAACAATTAATCTTGGATTATTTTATGGAATGGGTAAAGCAAAATTACAAGCTGAACTTGGATTAAATACAAAAGAAGAAGCTGAATTATTATTTAATCAATATCATGAAAACGTTCCATTCGTAAAAGAATTAATGAATAAGACATCTCAATTTGCACAAACTTCAGGATCAATTGGAACTTTATTAGGTCGTCGTTGTAGATTTGATAAATGGGAACCACAAACATTTGGTATGCATGTACCAATGTCATTTGAAGAAGCTGAAAGAACTTATGGACGTGGAAGAATAAGAAGAGCTATGACTTACAAGGCTTTAAACAAGTTGATACAAGGATCAGCAGCTGATATGACTAAGAAAGCAATGTTAGATTTGTATAATGAAGGAATTATTCC